AATTCATACAAATTTGTCTCTGCCAATTTGACGTTCATTGAAGAACATTGAAGACATGACGTTCAATTGAAGAACATGACGTTCAATTGAAATCCCTAATCTTCAAAAAAGTTGTTAGGTTTTACACTATAAAAATAGTGTTTTCTAATTATCTTCTTATTATTTCTAAAAAATGAAGATTTAGAACTGTTTATTGACGATTTATTTGATATGCTTAAAGCATCAAAGTTAATTCAAACTTAAAGGATCAAATCAAATGACAAACGTATTCGGAAACAACAGTTATAACACTTACAAGTCCCAAGGCAGAGCAATCGCAAAGTTGGAGAAGGTTATTGAACCTCTTGGGGAAAAATCAAAGTTCATCCGCTACATCGTAGCAGTAAACAATGAAGGCCGATTCTTCTGCGTCATTATCAACATCTGGGACACATGGCGAGAAAACGGCCTTCCTAAACCAGCATGGTTTGTTCACAACGGACTTTGTGTCACCAACTAACAACCCTTTGACCTGAGCAAGTCCTGAAACTGCTCTTTTTCAAACACTCAAAAACGAAAGCAAAATCAAATGACAAACATTCAATTCACAACCGAAAACATCTACAACCATCCAGTCGATTCCACAAGAGCAACCGGAATTTCCATTATTGCTCATATTGACTGGGAATATGAATTCCATCACAATCACATTTTCAATTTCAAACAAATCGACAGAATCAATCCTGAAGTTGATCAGGCTTATGATGATGCCGAAAACCTGATTCTCAAAATGCAAAAATTCAATTTGAATCTCGATCATTTTAAGAACTCAAAACATTGGTCATAAAACATTAGAAAGGAAAATCAAATGTCAAACAAAGAAAGAAAAACAGTTGATCCTTGCGTACTTTGTACAGAAGGTAACAAGCACCATAAACGAAATAAAAACCGTTGTGAAGTTTGTGGATGCAACGAATTCTTCAAATCGGACCGTGAAGAATTGCGTCACTTGGGCTTCTGGCAGGAAGTGAAAGATAGTGAAGTTGAAAATTTTTGGGTGTGTGCCGCTTGTGGCGACCTTTCCAAAAGACAGGTAAGAAGCCGAAGCACAATGAGCAATGATCAAATACTCGATTTCCTAAAAAGAACAGACCCGAACTCCCAGTTCATAAAGGATTTTGAAGCCTCACTATTAGAAGAAAAATAATTCTCAAACTAAAAATCAAACACGAAAGCAGAAATCAAATGTTTGAACTTCAATATAAAATCGACTACTGTCACATTGTCACTGAACTTTTTGAAGATATTAATGATGCCATAGAAAAAGGAAATCAGCTATTCCTTGAAGGCAAGAACCCCATCATCTGGCACGGAGCTTTTGCCGTAGCTGATACAATGTCCTTCCAGCAACCAAGAGATAAAATGCCAACATGGTTCTTTACAGAAACTTGGAGGAAAAAGTTTCCAATGAAAGCCAAATAGGATTCCGATAAATATGTAAACAGTCTATAATTAAATCATCCTAATAATTATTGAGGTGAAATAAGAATGACGAAAACATTCACAGCAGAGTTTAATTTCAGAGCAATTTGGGAATACATTAACACTCCTGACAGCTCTGTTACAGATGCTCCATCCATTAAAGACAATAATACATTTCAAGTTATAGATGAACTGACAAACGGAACAGGTGCCAGAGATGTTGCAAGCACGGTATGGCACGATATTCGATCCTTATCCGCTTCTTCCGATGAGAGCCTAGACCTTTCCGGAAGTATTACAGACGCCTTTGGCGATACTCTGACATTCACGATAGTCAGAGGATTATTTGTAGCCAACCTAGATGAGAGCAGTGCGAATACCGTCCTAGAAATAGGAGCAGGAACAAATGCATTTTCTTCTTTCTTGGGATCAGCTACCGATAAAGTGAAAGTTGCTTCCGGCGGAGTATTCTGTGTGTGGAATCCAACAGCCGCAGGATATGCTGTAACTGCTGGAACAGGTGATGTGCTAAAGATAGCAAATACAAGTTCAGATACAGCTTGTTCCTATCAAGTAGTTATTATTGGTGAATAAAACGTACCAGTACCCACCCTCGCATTTCTGCTCCCACCATAACTGGTACGAACCCATGACAGAGAACCCCTAGCCGTCATGGGTTTTATATTTACTCATCTTTTGACTTCTTATTCGTTCTAGAACAAGGACAATCTTTTCCGCATTTACATTTGGAACATTCTTCTTTCATAAAATCAAATTGCTTTTGTTTCATCTTCTATTCCTATTCTTGAATTAATATAGAACCAGCAACAGCTTGCTATTAGATTTTGAATCCCAGACGATTCTTTGATCTGCGTTTTTTAATCAATCGGTCAAGAGTATTTTGCAGAGTTTCAATTTCGGCACTAATCTTATCGACATTCATCCCTTTTGACTTCATTAAGTTCCTTTCGGCTTGCAGTCGGTTTAATCTTTTCCTGACTTCAACTTGATTAGTCATTCGACTTGGTACCTTGAGCTTTGACTTAGGTTTTGGTTTAGGTTTTGGCTTAGGTTTTATGGCTTGAAGTTTCACCAATCCTTTCTTTTCTAATTCATCGGCAATTTCTTCCAAAAGTCTATGTTTTTTCCTGAGCAGTGCTTCACGTTGCGCATTCGTGATATTCCCTCCCAATTTAATAACCTCATCGGCAATCTCTCCATTGATTTCTGCCATACGTTTGTCGATAAACTTTGAAACATCGCGAGGATCTCCGATAATACTAGCACTGTTAGTCACACCTTCATGGGTAATAGCGTCTATTTGTTTGATGCCTCGATGGGTATCAAACATTTTGAAATCCTGTGGACTCAGTCTTGTGTTATCGGGGTGATTATGTATAGCAATCAGATCAGCTTGTTTATCTGCTAGTGCTGGGTGATTTGGTATGTCCACAGATCCCCCAAGAGGATCCCCCGAATTCTTCGCAATCACCTTCCCATCTTTATCCATAAGCACCATGTGCTCCGCTTGATCCTTCTTTCCCTTCTCCATAACCAATTGACGTTGCTTCTCCAACTGCACATCCCTAGGCGTTGATGCCTCAGGCTGAATTTCTTGTTTTCTTGTCGTGCCGCCTGGCTTCCCATGTTTATCAAACATAGGATCATAGGGTATCCAAGCACACCTACAATTAGGATGCCTAGGCAGCATGCCTCGTGCTTCTTCCACCTTATAAACTTTCCCCTCAAGGGAAGCACAAATGTCGCATACCCTATCGTCTCCTGCTGTAAGCCATTCAGCCATGATGGTAACTTCTTCCATGCCAGCAAGCTCAAAAGTGTCTAATGTCCCTTCAGCATAGGAATGAATAATCTCTGTTCGTGCTATTGTGTTTGCTCTGTTACGACCTAGTCCTGATACAACCTTATTTAGTTCACGTGCTATTGCTCTCGGGTGTCGTCCATGTGCCAATCCATCTGCAAGTATTCTGGACATCTGCTGCTCCATTGCAGCCGTAACACCTTGCAGTTGTTGGAATGCACGAGTAGCTAACAGTTGCATCTGATTCTGCGCAAATGGTCTAGCAAATGCACTCTGAAGAAAAGCAGATTGAGACACCCCCATTGCACTGGCGGCTCCAGCAGCACCGTGAATATCTGCCCAAGTTCTTACAGCTGCTTGTTTATAGGATGATTCAATGTAAGGAGACAACCAAGGTTTTCCCGCAAATTCTGAGGGTACTTGAAGAATCCCAGCCTCTACCTGCTGTAATAACCAAGAGCGGTAGGCTGTAAGTTGAGCCGATGCAGTCTGAGCAGCTACTATACCTCCAACATCAGCAACAACATTTGGGTTATACCCTATTCCTAGAATGCTCTCAATCTCAGACGGCCTAGGAGTTTTTATCCCATAAGATTCAAAAAAGAATCTCTCATTGGCAGCAAATGGATTTTGTCTTATTAATCCAAAAACATCTAAATCCACAACAATGTGCTTTATCGCACGCCTTAATTGCAGTAATCTTTTCTGCATCTGCCTAATAAGAGAATTGCGAAGTGCAGTAGTCCTTGTAGGATCCACCTTTAATGGATTTGCGTTATAGACCAACCTATTCGGACCGTGGCGGTGTTTCTTCATCTATTCCAAATTCCCTAAGGCTATTCCTAGCAATCTGCTTAATATCTCGCAATGATTCTTTTATAAGATTGTCGTGAGGCGGTCCATGTTTAGTTTTATACATCAATATTGAATACATAGATATGATCAAAGAATCTTTGATCCTTGTTACTTTCTGCAGCTGTTCGATTAATTTATGATTATCTTGACAGCCGTAATAAGTTCCAGCCTCATCATGCGATATGATGGAGCACCCTATTAACTTTCCACATGTGTTACAGATCCCCCTATGTACTTCCTGCTGGTCTCTACAGTAAGGACAATAAAATTTTGAGGGGTTCGATAAAGCCATAGGGTGCTCCAATTATCGCATAAATTAAGTCCACTGTCCTGTAGTTTTTGTAATCCATGCGTTGATGGAAGTTGATGCGTGCGGATTATCCAATGTCACTCTTATATCGCAACTGCCAAGGGTAAACGAAACAACCCCAGCAGCACTAAAAGAAGCATCGCCTCCAACAGCAATCCATGTTGTGCCATCATCTGGGGACCATTCTAAGTTGACGGATAAAGAATCATGTCCCCATGTTCCTGTTACGCCAAGCTGTCCAGTCCCTCCGTACCATTGAATTGTCGCTGAACTTCCAGAAGTAGCAGCAGTTAAAACTTGTGTTAAAGAATCAGCCATGAAAAAATTCCTTTCCTATTATTTGTGTTTCTTGTGATACTCTGTAATAGTATGCGCAACGAGTGCTGATGGATTGAGGGCAACAGGTTTAACTATATTTGTTTGAACATCTCCTCCACCGCCTCCGCCGCCTCCGCCTGATGCAACATATTGATCTGCTCCAATATCCCATGTATCAGATTGAGCATCACGATCACGTCCATCAATATCTATATTCACATTGGTAGGGGATGTGCCTAAATCAACGCCTGCATCTATAGCATCCGCACCTTCCTTTAGGTGAAGATCCTCAGTGCCTACTCCTGTTGAAATAAACAAATCATCATAATCTTCTCCAGTTACCGAGTTGGTTCCCGTAGCAGTCGAGTCTGTTGATAAATTATAGTCGTGAGTCGAGCCTGTAAAACTCGAACCGCCGAAACACTTTTCATCTGAAGCACTAGCAGCGACAGGTCTAGCAGCAATATTATTTTTCAATATTGTATCGGTATCTACAATATTGAAACAAAACGCATCTTTTCCAGAACTGGTTGTCTTTACATGATACACCGTGTTGTTATAGAGATAAACATTCCAGTTGCCTGATGATACGGTTATCCCCATGGCCTCTTTTGTCGTCGATGAGTTATCGATGTTATAAATAATATTGTTCATCAAATACCGGGAGTTTGATGAACTACCTGTGCCCCAAACATATATTCCATGAATGTGGACGCTTTGTGTCTTTAAGTCATGGATCAGGTTGTTCGTGAAATAAACTTCTTGAGTTGAATTCGCACCAAAATTCAGACCACTCGATACCGCAGATCCGCAGTTGCTCAGGTCGAGTTCCAGCCACTCAACAGTTATATCGCTCCTCTTGATAAGGAAACTGATCGACTCTGATCCGGAGTATTGTATCCGTGCGCCTGTTCCAGCCTTACCATCATGTCTTTCTGACGATGGAACAGTGAGTTTTACAGAATTAAGCATGGTGGATGAACCACCATCAATGGTTACTTTTTCATCAAAAGTTGCATCATTATAGCACTCCCCTATAGCATCATCTCCCATGCTATAAATCATAAAATTATCAAGATCCGCTTCCCATGAAGTGATCGTTGAATAATCACGGCTGCTAGTGCCAATTGTTTTTGTAATGGTTGCCATTATATTAATTTGTCCTCATTCGTTTCATCAAGCATAGGGGAATCACTAATTGATTCATGCCTAAGGTCCAATTCTATATTTTGATCACGCACATCATCTATATTAATGCCAAGTGAACTGGCTAGATCCCAATAAGGGACACGCCATCTACGCTTCTGAAGTATTACCTGATTATCTTCATCACTGTAAATAGACTCTAAGCGGCTGCAAGCGGTTCCATGAGATAACTCTCCAGTGCCATTGCAACTAATCGGAAGGAAGTGTCTTTTCTCTGAAACGGATAGGGGCCATTGTTGATAATCGGATCTCACATAATCACTGGATACTTCAATTATGTCCCACAGTTCTGAGGATGTAATAGCAGAGGAACCTCCGTACCATCTTTCAGATCCAGTATTCCCAAACAATACACGCCTACGATCAACATACCTTTGGACATCTATATACTCCCCTTGGTCGTTGGGGGTACTAGAAAGAACATCTGTTTGTCCAGTTATTAAATTGTGCCGTTCAACCGAACTACCGACACGTTGGAATTTATATTTGCTTGTTGCCTCAATATATTTCTCACGTAAACTTCCGGTGCAAAGTTGCTCTGCATACATTCGTAATATACGGGAATCACTGAAGGCCTCTACTATATCACCATCCTGATAATGAGGGTCATCGCCAGAGGTGCCTACCTTAATCAACAATTGCATTATTCTTCTTCCTCCAATTCTTCTTCGGCTAATTCATCTTGAGGTTCCTCTACAACTTCCTCATCCTCAGACACTTCCTCATCCTCGGATACTTCCTCATCGTGATCGTGCTCATGTTCCTCCTCATCTATCCTATCCTGAACCATCTGCTCTGTAGCAGCAATTAATATAGCCTCAGCCTTATCGGAAGACATTCCCATGATCATGGTTAAAAATTCTAAAGGAGGAACCAAGGTATCGGTTCCGGATTGTATATATTTAGAAATTGCTTCCACTTGAATTCCAGCAACTCTTGCTTTATCTTCCTCACTTGGAGTGGATATATCCTCGAAAGTTACTTGGAAGTATTCAGGGTCAGGAAGTATGCCTAAATCAATCAATCTTTGAACGAAAGGTCTGATCAACATAGGAGCAACATACTTTTCTTGTCTATGCCGGACCCTATTATTCCATGTTTGTTTATCTTGTGAACTTGCTAATTGTGCTGCTTCCGATCCCATAAAAATACGGTGCGGCACTCCTAAGGTAATTGCTATGGCTTTAATTTGTGCGTTGATATGGGCTTCTGGATTAGCTACTTGAGGGGCTAATGATTTAGCCTGTACGCCCGCCAGTGCCAAGTATCTTTGAAGACCATTCGAGTAAGAATCAAATTCAGATCTGAGAGCATCAGCATCCAATTCAACATCGCCTAAATCTGGATTAACCTCGAAAGATAATCCGGGGAAGGCTCCCTTCCAGAACATCTCAGCTGAACCGCCTAATAACTTTCTTAGATCATACAGGCGATTATATACGGGCTGCATTCGTGAAGTGCCATATACCTCACTGGACATTCTGTTATCTGCAATATGTACTACTCGGCTCCAATGAACCCGATGCATAGTGCCTTCATCTATATTAACACCCTCATTGATCGTGCCGAATGTGATGCTGTAATAAGTAGGCTGTCCAAATCTAGGATTGCTTGGATCTGTTTCTTTGCTGGAGATGTCAATTAGAGATTCATCAAACACCCTTAGATACAACAACTCGTGTTGTGCATTACCTACTTTCAAGCCCCTTTCATCTATACCGTCAACGGGCTCATGCAATTGCTTACCGTCATCAATCCCTAAAAGAACCAATCCGAATCTACCGATGCCACTCATAATATCAGCACGTGCTAGAAAATGCCATAGATTCAAATTGTTCTGAAGTTCTAAAAAAGATTCCTCAAATTCAGTACCTTCAGATTCCTCATTTTCAAACACTACGGGATCTACCGCCCAGCATTCATTTGGATATATGGATACTACACGTTCCGCAATACCTTCCCTGTCATATAAATATCTGAACTGAGATGCAGTTATGTCTTCCGGATAGCCACATTCTGAATCAATATCACGCCTAGGATCCAATAATTTATTAAGAACATTTTTGCGTAATAAGGATATTGAAGAATCATTCACAATCATTCTTCTATTATTTGAAATGGATACCGATGAGCTGAGATGCTTGAGCTTGTCTGGAATTTTAGTCGGCATAAGAAAAACCTTATCAGATTGATATTACCTAAGTGATATATTTTACATTTAATCCCGCATTATTGATATTCAATTTATGCGTGCCGAAACTTTTTGAAGAAGATGTTGAAGATTAGTGGGGATCTTGTTCTTGTATTGATACTGCCCTGAATCCTTATTTCCTTCTATAGTAGATTCCCATTGGATCCATCCATCGGCAAAAATTTTAACATCAAGAATACAAGAACATTCCCACCAGCTAAATAGGACATGATCTTTGCTTATATCTGTTTCGTGTTTCCGATGGATGGGTCCAAGGGACAAAAGGAAATGCTGAGCGTATTTATTGATCATCATAATTTAAGGATGTTATTGTTCTAGGCTTAGAATGCCCACATTGACATTTATTATCCCTAATAATCCTAATGATTTCACGCGGAGCTGTATCAAAAAATAGTTGCATCATCATTTCTGATCTATTTGCCATATTACTATTCAACGCCGCATGAGATTTCAAATCCTTTATCTGCGCCTCCACTCGATTAATGTACCAACCGGCTGCCGATCCGATTGCCACGATAAAGAAAAACAAAAAACATTTCTTCATCATATCTTCCCCCTTCCTAAGTTGCTCTTGTTACTTCAAAATTGAGTCCCCTTTTTGCAATGTCTCTGGAACCGGAGTAAAAGAATCGAAGCCACACAGCACCTAAAGGTTTAGGCGGTGCGCCTCTTTCCACGTGCCAACCTCCAAAGCCAGTTCCAAATTCTTCTTTGTAGGTTGGTAAACAAATGTGTGTTTGTGTGTCATGAAATATCTTCTGCCTGCCTACTCTGACACGCATTAATTCAATCTGCCAAGACTCATGCACATGCCCGCTAATTACAATATCAGCGTCAGGCAGATAAACAGCCTTCCTATTCGTTTGAATTATTCCTTTTGTAACAGGACCACCACCACCATACCCATGGGAATAATGAAGGGTCACATTTCTTCCTAGTGTTCTATTTCTGTCCGGCTGTAAATCTGTTAGCCGAAAACGAACAAATCCAGAATACCCGCCATTGTATACAGTCTCACCTGATATATAATTAATGGTGGAACATACCCTCTCGGTAAGATCTGTTTCATGCCTCTTTTTAATAGCCGCTTCATGATTACCAGCAGCAATCAATGCGAAATTCTTGGCATACGGAGCGAAAAAGTCTGCCCCTGTTTTAATTAATGCATCCAAATAATTGTTCACCTGATGTTCTGGTCTCACATCAGACTTGGCTGATCTTTTGTCATACTTCCCCTGCATTGCGCAATATAGATCACCAGCATCTATAATAACCGCATTTCGTTCAAGAGCCTGATCCAAATGCTTTTTCTGGAGAGTGTGATCCGATTTAGGATTGTCCCAATGCCGATCACTAGATAGTAAGACCCACTGCTCCCATTCTGAAGGGATCTTATCTTCTAGGAACATATTTACATCAAAAAGATTCTTTCCTGTTTTCGTAACATGGAAAGGTAATTCATTTGCCATCCTCCCATTGCCTTCCTGTCTCCATTATGTCAAATTTTTGATATTCAATAATCCAACAAAACCAGTGGATCCCATCAAACGAGGAAATTAAAACAACATGCAATATATCCCCCTTTGTATTTGACACTTTCGTCAATACATAATCTTCTCCACTATTTAATATCTTATCCTCCCGAACATGCAATGGATATTCCAATTTATCTACCCGTGAACCCTTGTTACTGATTAAATCAAGATAGTTTACATAAGGCACAATCGGCTCATGGTCGTAATTTCTCATATGTTCTTCCATGTTTCTCCATGTTCTACAATGTTCTACATTTGAACGTCATGTTCTTCCATGTTTCTCCATGTTCTACAATGTTCTACATTTGAACGTCATGTTCTACAAATGTACGTCATGTAGGGCAAATGAACTACATTTGAACTACATGTTAGGCAAATGAACTACATTTGAACTACATGTTCTACATTTGAACTACATGTTCTACAATGTTCTACATTTGAACTACATGTTCTACAATGTTCTACAAATGAACGTCATGTTCTACAATGTACGTCAATGTACGTCATGTTCTACATTTGTACGTCATGTTCTACATTTGTACGTCATGTTCTACAATGTACGTCAATGTACGTCAATGTACGTCATGTTCTACATTTGTACGTCATGTTCTACAATGTTCGTCAATGAACTACATGTTCGTCATGTTCTACATTTGTACGTCAATGAACTACATGTTCGTCAATGAACTACATGTTCGTCAATGAACTACATGTTCGTCAAATGTACGTCATGTTCTTCAATGAACTACATGTTCTACAAATGTACGTCATGTTCTACAAATGTACGTCATGTTCTACATGTTCTACAAATGTACGTCAATGAACTACATGTTCTTCAATGTACGTCATGTTCTACAAATGTACGTCATGTTCTTCAATGAACGTCATGTTCGGCAAATGAAGTACATTTGAACGTCATGTTCTCCATGCTTCTCCATGTTCTTCCATGTTCTTCCATGCTTCTCCATGCTTCTCCATGTTCTTCCATGTTCTACAAATGTATTACATGTACGGCAAATGAAGTACATTTGAACTACATGTTCGGCAAATGTATTACATGTTCGGCAAATGAAGTACAAATGTATTACATGTTCGGCAAATGTACGGCAAATGAAGTACATTTGCCCCTACATGTAGGGTAAATGAAGTACAAATGTACGTCATGTAGGGGCAAATGAAGTACATTTGCCCTACATGTACGGCAAATGAACTACAAGGCTCCTACTTTTCGCCGCCTATTACATAAAAGATTAAAGGCTCCACTGGATGCATCAACCTGATCTTTATAAGTAGATGCTGGGAAGAACCTAAGTTCCTCCAAATAATCGGAGTTCCAGTCAGCCTTTTTTAAGAACACATTATTGGAATTGACTTGTGAGCTAAATGGATCAGCCCTAAGAGCCTTATCACCCGTTGGTCTATCTATTCTCACTCTGAAGCCAGCAAGACGCCTTACAGTAGCCTCTGCAGATTCTTTCCCCCCTGAGCCCGGTTCTTGCTCAAGACCTATAATGGTTTTCCTCCCATCTGCTTCTGCTGTTTGTTGTATTACCTTTTCACGCTCACTAGAATCCCATTGACCTCTTACAATATCAAGCACCCAATATCTATTATCAGCATCTATACCTAGGAGAGTCCCTACCGTATATGCTCCCCCACCATGTGTTCCCGCTTTATCCCAAAATCTCACCCGCTTTTTAATATTGGTATCCGCTGGTGCTTCATCAATTCTTATTCTTTCCACCTTAAACATACCACCGCCCAACGGTACTGGATTCTGTCCATATTGTCCACTGTATCCAAACTCTCCTAATAGTGTGCGAGATTCTTTGAGTATGGACTTGGGAAGTCTTAAAGGATCGAATAGATCATCCTTATAGTGATCAGCTAGATGCGCAGGTTTAACTTCAAATCCATCAGATATATCTGCAGGCAGTGAGATATGCTTGACTGTATCCGATCCCTTGGCTTTGGCTAACCAATTACCGGTAGGGTCATTTTGATGCAGTCTTTGCATAATTAATATGGTAGGAGTCAGCGTTTTGTCTACTTTACGGGATGGCAGTGTTTCATTCATCCACGTGTTAGCTTTTTTGATTTCTGCTTCGGATAATACTTTCTGCGGATCAATCGGATCGTCAATAATTAAAAAATGAGCATGAAAACCAACGGGAGATTTGCCACCTACAGTTACAGATTTCCGCATACCACCTATCGTATTTGCAAAATATCCCTTAGTGTTCTGGTCATCTCTTAATTCAATCTCAGGGAAGCAATCGTGATATGACGGTTTATTGTCTATCCTATCTTGAACTGCAATAATATCTCGACACTTTCTGGACAGATCCATTCCTAAATCGAAAGCGTGACTACCGCAGATATGACGTGCAGTAGGCATACGTGTCCAAGTCCAAGCAGGGAAAGCAACAGAGGCTATTGTGGATTTGGTAGATGCTGGGGAGATATTGATTATGAGGTCGTGCTTTTTAGGCTTACCCGCAAAGACACGCTCAGCTATTTCTTGCATCTCATTGCATAGATATTCTATGTGCCAATTCCATATGGGCTCCTCTGGGATAATAACGTCCCAGAATTCCTTCAGAAACTCATAGAATGATTGTTTGGATATTGATCTGACTAAATCCAATTCACTGAAACTAGGACTCACCTTGATCCCTCTTTTTAGAATTAAAGCAATCTTGAAGCCGTTTCATGCGCCGAACGACATTTGTTTCATTTTTATAGTCTGTCCGCATCAGTTCGGAATAGCATTGCAATAATATCTTGTGATCCTTTTCAGGCATCTTCTTTTTCTTATTTTCTCTCATACCATTTATTATAGTTTGAAAGCATTTTATCAATAAACTCCAGTGCACGATCAATCAACTTTTGCTTTTTTGGAGAGTAGGAATGCATAACTATATCTTTGAGAATCGAGGCCTCGCAAATATCTAATTTCATCAAGATAGAGTATTCAACCGCCTTTTCTTTTCTATTGGATACTACTTCGCGGATCCCTAATCTATTTTTATCGCCATACCATTTGTCGTAATTAATCTTGATCAATTCCAAATATCTTTTGGCCTTCTCAACGTCCTGTCTTCCATTCTTGTATCTATGTCGCATAATGTATTTTGCAACATTCCCCTCAGCATTATCTAATTCAAGATCCATAATGACATCAATAACTTCAATCGGACCTTGGTTATAGTGAAAAGGGACATTTACAGGATCGAAATTCGAGGGTACAGGAGTCTTTTGTTCTCCCGGCTCTGAAAATGAATGCTCATCCATAATTCAATTCATTTCTTCTTTTTGCTTGTCTTGGCTTTGGCTTTTTTCGCCGCTGCTTTTCCTGATTTGGTGTATGGGTATTTCTTTCCGCCTACTTTTGGCATGATGACTTCTCCTTATATTATCGTCATTATCAATTTTTCAAATCTGTTGGATTGATTCTAATCCTACGATTCCAAAGTCGGACAGCAATCTTTTTCTCGAAGCCATAAGGTCCGTCCGTTCCGCAGCTATTACAAGCACACCAAAATACTTCGGCATCATCCTCGCCCATAATTTCTAGTCCCTCTTTGCTCTCACCACAAAAAGGACATGCCCGTAATGTGTATGGCTTTAAGTGCTCCTGACCATCACTACTGCCAAAATCAATTCCTGCTATTCTGTTAACCATTCTGTCATTCCACCTTAAGACCGCCTCCCCAAAATAATCTCCTTGTGGTCCTGTACTATTGCAATATAAACAGGTTATCCAATGTCTCGAAAGGTCTGCTTCAAAATCAACAAAACTACATGCGCAAAACGGGCAATTTTTAATTCGCAATGATCTCGGCAGGCACATTGGTATTACTTTTATTAAGGTACCTAATTGCACTCAAAATTTCACGCTTCACTTCTAAGCTCAAATTCAAATCGTCGATAGGGATATGAGCATGTAAATGTTCGTGTTCAATTGTTCCTTTCATATCCAATTCTATCTTTTCATTGTAGCCTCTGTCTCGGTTAATTGTTTTGTTCACAAATATGGTAGCCGAAGAATCACCGCCAGCTACAAGTCCAATCAAAGCAGATTCAAAAAAGTTCTTTTTATGGAAATCAATTTCCTGCATAAGCTCACCAAATTCTGGTTCGTGAGTTACCCAATTCTCAAATGTCTTGCGGCTCATATTCATCATCGAACAGGCTCTGCTAACATTAAAATTGGATGTGACAAGAGCATGTAAAAACAAATGCTGGCGACCTCTTTTACCTGCTCCCTTCAGCATAGCTTCTATTTTCAAAATAGAATTTTCCTCATGCTCAACTGCTTGAATCTCATCCCATATTTTGGCTAAATGGGGAGGCAGCTTTTGATAAATATACTCATGAAAATCTTGGACGTTTGACATACTTCTGGAATTAGATGAGCTGGCTTTTTCAATAGCGGATCTCAAAGCAGGTTTTTGATCCTTCCATTTTCTGAGTGTGGTTACCGAAATTCCCATTGCTTTGGCCATTTTAATTTCGCTCATACCGGACTTCGCAAGCTCATAGGCAAGTACATAATTCTCATCCTTCCATACTTTTTTAGGCATTTTTATCTCCTTTTTATGCTTGTAATATATTAGCATAATAGTGTAAAACCGTACTACAAATATAACACGTGAAAATAAATTAAAAAATTGAAGATTAGGGCTGTTTACTGACGAAATATATGGTATGCTTAAAGCATCAAACTTAATCAAGTTAATCTTAAAAACTTAAAGGATCAAATCAAATGAACATCTTTTCACTACTCGCAGCTATTACAGAAGCTACTCAAGACGGTGATCGCAAACGGCTTGCAAACTGTAAACATTATGTAAATGTTGCCAAGACAATTAGCGAAGATAAAAAACAAATCTTGCTAAACATGATCGACGTCATGGAACAAACAACTATCTAATCAAAATCATTTCAACTCGATAATTATTAAACACTCACTATTTTATAAAAACAAAAAAGGAACCCTAGCAATGATTACTGTATACGGATCAAATGCAAATGTAGATCAACTCCGAGCAACCCCTCTTGAAACTCCTGATAATGCTGGTCGATACTGGCAAGGAATTCAACACGGCCGTCTCGTGGATGTTCTTTCGATGCAAATTCAAAATCGCGGTTGGGAGATTACCGAATCACGATTCAGTCTGTCCAAGGATAAAGCCGATTTAGCAGGAGCCTTTAAGATGCGACTGCCGGGGGTTGATACTCCAGAGGGAATGGATCTGTCACTTGGATTTATAACTTCCAACGCATTACGAAAATCACTCAAGATGGTTGTCGGAGCTGTAGTTCAAGTTTGCAACAACGGGATGGCCACTGGCGAGATTGTAATGCAGAAGAAGCACACGAAACAGTTCAGCCTAAGTGATGAAATCACAAAGTCCCTAGATGAGTATGAAATCAAATCACGTAATCTGAAGGAGACAGTCACACAACTAAGGCAACGTGAACTGTCTCAAGTAGAATCGGATCAGATTCTGATGGAAGCTGGTCGGCGACAACTTATGCCATTCAGCCGAATCGGAGCAGTGGACAAAGAGTACCACAATCCTACATTCGCAGAGCATGGACGTAACACAAGTTATGCATTGCTGAATGCCTTCACCTATATCGTCAAGAAGAATCCGGTTCACGCTCAGATGGACCAGATGAATCGGTTCCGAGAGTTGCTTCCAAAAGCAAATATATTTGAATCGGATTACTACTTGGCAAACTAGGACAAGAAGCCTCCCTGAGTCAAATCGGGGAGGCTAATTTTTACCATATTAGATATATTTGTTAGATATGTTATAATGGATTATTCCCTCATTCACACGGAGAAAGTCATGGATCAAAAGACACTGCACGACAAATACATATCTGTTGAACGTCTCATCAGAAAAACATGTGCTGAATTTGCGATACAGTATTCAATGAATTTAGAGGATTGCCTATCAGAAGCAAATGAAGTATTCCTCAAAGTCAGTGAAGATTATAGACCAGACAAAGGAGCAAAATTTTCTTCCTATCTGGTTAGGACTCTCAAATTTCGGCTAATGGATAAACTCAGAAAACAGTTAAAAAGGAATGAATTAATTCCTCGTGAAAGTTCTGAAATCCTAATAGGGATGCATAATACAGAGATAACAGATTTTGATATTGATGATTTTATTCAATTGATGAATCTAAGCAAAGATGCCTCTATTGTAGTCCGACTATGTTTATCAAATAAATTTGATTCACAAATGAGAAAAGGACAACAACAAATAAGGGCAGAACTTATGTCGTCCGGATGGACTTCTCCCAGATGCTCCAAAGCCTTTAAGGAAATATCGGAGGCAATAAACAGATGACAAAATTATACGATTATCAAAAAACAGGTGTTCTACAACTGGAGGAATTCAAAGGCAGAGCATTACTGGCAGATGAAATGGGGCTAGGTAAGACCATTCAAGCTCTGTACTATCACAAAAGAAATAAAAAAGGAACAACGATTGTTATATGTCCAGCCTCTTTGAAATTCAATTGGGCAAGAGAAGCGGCGGTTCATATCGGAGAGCATGCTGAAATTATAGAAGGCAGAAAAATTCCAAACTCCGTAGGATTCAATCAAAACAGATTTATCATTATTAATTATGAAATCCTAGGTGCTTGGGTGAATCATCTCAGAAAATTAAAACCTACTTTGGTCATTTTGGATGAATGTCACTACATCAAAAATAGAAAAGCAAAAAGGACTAAAGCAGTAAAGGCTCTATGTAAGGGAATCAAGGAGATTATAGCCATCAGTGGAACTCCATTGACCAATAGACCAGCCGAATTGTTTCCAATTTTGAATCTTTTGAAGCCAAGTAAATTCAAAGCCTTTATGCCTTATGCGATGAGATACTGTAATGCCAGAAAAACACCTTGGGGCTGGGATTTCAAAGGATCTCAAAATCTCAATGAACTTCACGAAAACCTTACCAATCTAATGATGATTCGGAGGAGAAAAAAGGATGTGCTGAAGGATCTGCCAGATAAATCACGGTATGTAGTTACAGTCCCAATTAGTAATAGAAAAGAATATGATGAAGCCGAAAAGGATTTGATTGCTTGGCTTGCAAAGTATTCAGTCGGAAAGGCTAAAAGAGCAGAATCAGCAGAACGATTAGTCAAGATGGGGTATTTGAAAAGATTGGCTGCTGAATTAAAAATAGAATCCGTTGTGGAATGGATTCATAATTTTTTGGAAGAAACAGACGGCAAATTAGTGGTTTTCGGTATTCATAAAAAGATTATTGACCGAATAAAATCCGAGTTCAAAAATTCTGTCTCCTTAACAGGAGAAACAAAATCAAAAGATCGGCAGATGGTCGTCGATAAGTTCCAGAAAGATCCGTCAACTCGATTATTTATAGGCAACTTACAAGCAGCAGGGGTAGGACTAACACTGACTGCTTCAAGTACTGTCCTATTTGCAGAACTTGGATGGACTCCTTCCGAGCATACTCAGGGGGAAGATAGAATTCACAGAATTGGTCAGCGTAATTCGGCAGCGTGCTACTACATGATTGCTGATAATACAATCGAAGAAAAATTGTCAGAGATAATACAAAACAAACAAAGTGTTTTAACAGCAACATTGGATGGAGGAGAAACTTCCGAGGATCTCACGATATTCGATGAACTTCAAAAGGAGCTTATTTCGTGAAGCCTACAGCAACTTTATTTCTTCGGGGCATCTCGATGGATGTGAAAAATCATTTCAAAGCATATTGCGCAAAACGCGGTAAGACCATGACTGAAAAAATAGAAGAAATGATGAGAGAAGCCGTCAAGAAGGATTCAAAAATTGAGACTAGATAACCTACTTGAACGATTAAATATCCAATTTGTTCGAGAAGGTCATCATCACTGCAGAGCTGGTTGGGTCCAAACAGACTGTCCTTTCTGCGGTAGAAATACAAACAAATATCATCTCGGATGGAATCTGCGCAATAGTTATGTCCACTGCTGGAAATGTGGTCATCATAAGTTGAATTCATCACTTGTTGAAATCACTGGTCTTTCCTTTTCAGAAATTAATGACCTATTAAAACAAATCTCAAAATCAAACGTCCTTGAAAACGATATTAAAACAACAGGCAAGTTGGAATTGCCTACGGGATTAACAGATCTCCAAAAACCACATCGGGATTATCTGAAAAAAAGAAAGTATGATCCTGATCAGTTAATTAATGATTGGGGAATACAAGGGATCGGTCTTCATTCTTTTCTGGCATGGCGGATATTTATTCCGATTGCATATAAACAGAGAACAGTCAGTTGGACTACAAGAAGCATTAAGCATAAAGCCAAAGTCCGATATATGTCCGCAAACTCAAATCAAGAAGCAATGAACCATAAGCATATCCTTTACGGTGAAGATTATTGCAGCCACGCTGTTATAGTTCACGAAGGTTCATTTGATGCATGGAGAACAGGTCATGGATCTGTTGCTATTTGTGGAACAGGATTTACCAGACACCAAGTGCTTAAATTATCCAAGTATCCTATACGTGTAATATGTTTTGATAATGATTTAGATGCTCAAAAACGTGCAGAAGAATTATGTTCATTGCTGGAACCATTTCAAGGTGAAACTTATAACGTCCAACTATCATCTAAAGATGCATCCGAAGCATCCAGAAAGGAAATAAAACAGCTCCGGAGATTCCTACTGTGAGTGATAAATTCAAAGGAATATGGATACCGATTGAAATATGGAATCTAATGATTTCTGGTGATTTATCTGTACGTGAAATTCAATTATTATCTATGATCAAAAATTTAGAAGAATCAGAAAATGACTGCTACGCATCGAATGGATATTTTGCTAAATTATTAGGCGTCAGTGATATTTATATTTCACGAATGATCAAAAATCTAAAGCAGCGTGGGTTCATCGAGCAAGTAAAATTCGATGGCAGGAGGCGGCACATAAGAACCCTATCAATGGTGCCGGATATGAGTAGAACCAACCGTATCACAAATACATCAGCATTAAACAATCAGTATAATGCAGACTTGAACGCCAGTGCAACCCTGTCTTCCCCTACGGGGAAGATAAATAAAAAAGCATATGCGGCAGATTCTGGATTTGGATTTTCTCACGATGAAATTCCATCAGAGGTCCATCCATTCGACTTTGAGTGTTGCCAGATTTTATTAAAATCATTACCGCCCAAGAAAAGAAAAAGAACCGTTCCCAAAAGTTGGCCAGATCACATCCGTTTGATGCGTGAATCCGACCAAATCAAGGAAGATAAAATTCAAAATGTTTTGGAATGGTACTCCAAAAATCATCAAGATAAATGGACTCCAAAATGTTATACGGCCAAATCCTTCAGAGATAAATTCCATAGACTACTGGACGCAATAGCCAGAACAGATGGCGATAAAAATTTGGATATTGAAGTATCCCAAGAAGCCCAAAAAATAACGGATAGGCTTCTCAATAAAAACTGGCCGAATGATTGTGACGATAATCTATCAGCGTGCGTCCAAATTAGTTTGGATGCATACAATCTTTTTAGATCCAATATCCATAAGGTGTTGGATCAAGTAGCTAATACAGAGCTGCCAGACCGCTTAAACAGAATGAAAAATGAAAGGTTCGGGAATCTATTGAATCACGTGATTCAATCCCTGCCTCAATCTAATCATTTTGTTGAACAATGGTTCGAGTCGGTTTGGACCAGAATTATAAATTGGACTGGCTGGAATGGCAAACTTCATTCCTTCAACTTCCGAATAGACTCTCCTGATTTTCTAAAACAATTGGGAAAGATATTTGCGGAATACGGAAGACCGGCAAAAGAAGTGAATGAACTCATACGGAGAGTAAAAGAATTAAATGAAAGTGACAAGACGTGATGGCAGCGAAGAAAGAAAAATCCTGATTGGAATGATAGTTGATACACACGTGCTAGGAAGTATCGCATCGAAATGGGAACCGAATCTATTCAAATCTGTCTGGGGGAATTTAGTAGCCAAATGGTGTGTTGATTTCTATACGGAATATGAGACTGCTCCAAAACATGAAATTGAATCTTTGTTTGAATCTTGGGCATCTAAATCCGATAATGAAGAAACTACGGAAATCGTGGATAAATTCCTATCAGGATTATCCGATGAGTATGAAGCAAGGGCAGAATCTTCAAATTCAAATTACACAATCGACCTAGCTTCCAATTATTTTAATAAAGTAAAATTGGGATCCCTCAGTGAATCTATCAAGGGAGATTTAGTCAACGGGGATATTGATACCGCTCTTGATCGGGTCAACTCATATGGACAGGTCGAAATGGGTACGGGAGCAGGCATCGATGTTCTAAAAGATCAAGATGCGATTAAAGAAGCATTTGAAGAACAGCAGGAATCCATCGTTAAATATCCGGGGGATCTGGGTAAATTTTTCAAAGGAGCACTTCAGCGTGATGCCTTTGTTGCCTTCATGGGAGCTGAGAAAAGAGGTAAAACTTGGTGGCTAATTGATCTTGCTTGGCGTGCTATGTGTCAGCGTCGGAGGGTCGCCTTCTTTGAAGTTGGGGATATGAGTCAGAATCAAATTATGAGACGATTCATGACACGTGCTACAAGGAATCCTTTGAAGCCTATATCCTATGATTACCCGACCTATATTGAGCGGGAGGAGGGGGTTCCTATTGCTCTCATAGAACACGAAAACAGGACGCAGGATAAATCTATAGGATGGCAGACTGCTTATAAGGCTTGTCAGAAAGTCATGAAATCCAAAATCAAATCCCATGAATCTATGTTGCGATTGTCTTGCCATCCGAACTCAACTTTGACCGTATCTGGAATGAAATCTATTCTTGCAGCATGGGAGAGGAGCGGCTGGATACCAGATGTCATCGTTGTCGATTATGCTGATATATTAGCACCGCCACATGGATATAAGGACACAAGGGATCAGATAAACGCCACTTGGAAACAACTGCGTGCACTTTCGCAATCGCATCACTGTTTGCTAGTGACTGCAACACAAGCCGATGCCAACTCATACAATACAAACACAATCGGACGGGCCAACTTTTCTGAAGATAAACGGAAGTTTGCTCACGTCACTGGAATGATTGGCCTTAATGCTACTGCTGAAGAAAAGGAGAACGGAGTCACACGATTAAACTGGATTGTCCTACGTGAGTCAGCCTTCTCGGAGCATCAGTGCATACACGTTGCGGGCTGTTTGGACGTAGGAAATCCAGCTATCAAGAGTACCTTCTGAGATTAATCTTCAAAAAAGTTGTTAGGTTTTACACTATAAAAATAGTGTTTTCCTAATCACTTTCTTATTATTTCTAAAAAGTGAAGATAAGATGCTGTTAGTTGTCGATTTATATGGTATGCTTAAAGCATCAAAGTTAATTCATTAAAGGATCAAATCAAATGTCAAACTCAACTCAAATCAAATCACTAAACAAAGCCGATTACAAAGTTATCTTGGATGTTCTGAACGTATTCAACACAGACACCACACCCATCGCAGAAATGAAAACGG